CAATGCGTAGGCGGTGCCAATTTCCGGGATCAACACTGTCAATCCCGTGGCCATGGCCGCCTGAAATGCAGCAAGGCAGTCGGTCGTGCCGTCTGTTTTGGCACCGAACTGCAGCACGTTTGCAGTTGCGCCGTAAACCATCAACCAGCGTCCGGGACCGACGCTGGTTGATGGACGAATGACTGTGTTTCCGTTGTCCGAAGATGTGGACGAAGACGACCATTGATAGATCACCCCGCCGCCGTCGTTTGCAACGTAATATCCCAGCGTCTGTATCGTCACTCCATTGACGGTTGGCGGCGTGAGCAATCTCAGCGCCGCAACGCTTTGAACGGCCCCGGCTCCGGTCGAACTGCCAGCCAGATCAGCAATCTGTCGTGTCGTTGCCTGCTTCGTCGTGGCGCCTGCGACAAGCGCAATCCGTTCCGTGCCGTCCAGAACGCCAGAATTAGGCAACGCGGTCGTTTTGATCGTGCCTGACATCAGAACACACCTGTTGTTTGACGCAGCATCACTTCAAAATTTCCACGATGTAGCTTTCCAGCGTAATCGTTTCTCCAGACGATGCCGTGGTGCCCGTGAACACAAGATCCTGTGCCGCCGTCATGTCCAGCGAACCGCTGGCGGCACCAGAAGTGGTTGTCGCAAAGGTGGACCCGGCATTTGCGGCAAACCCGACCTGAGAAGATGTCGAATTCCGCGCTCTTATGATGTGCATCATTTGCACGTCGGCGGTAGTGGTCGCCACTGCCGCACCAAAAGACGTTCCTGAAATCCCACCAAGACGCACACGAACCGTTTTTGAATTTGCGCTATTGGTATACGTCCATAGCGTCGTTATTCGTATGGCACCATTGGCCCCAACTGCCCCCGCTGGAATGGGAACGGTGGCTAGAATGGTTTCAGCTGTTCCGGTGCTGACCGACATGCCAGTGGCTGCCGAAGCCGCGTGCACGTAGAACACGCCACTGGGCGCGGTCAGTGTCTTGTTCGTCAACGTCGCGGTTGCATCAGAGAAATAGGTGAGTGCTTGGCTCCACGTCCACCGGACGTTGGCACCGCCCTGCAATCCGACGTTTTCATCTGTTCCCGCAATGGCAGACCCTGCGGAGAATGCTGACCATTTGACAGTCATGTTTCGATCAGCCTTCCGTGATCATGATTTCACCGGACTCTGTCACCATCGGAATGTCAGTTTGCGAGATCATCTCGTTTCCCGGAACTATGATGTTTGCAAGTCCAGGCGAGAAGCTAAGACCCGGCTCTTGCGCCAAGCCCGGCCCGTCACCAAGGCCGGTATTGGTGTCGATCAAACCGCCCATGGCTCTACGTTACCCGAGGTAGGCTTGGATGAATGTTGCCGTGACCGTTCCCGAGCCGCTGTTGAGCACTACACGGGCAAAGGCCGGCTGGTAGGCATAGTTGCCCTGCACGTTACCCGTGGCCGCGACAAGGTTGCTGTCGGGATGATTGAGCCAGTTCATGGTGGCGCGGGTATAGGGCGAGCCGGTCGCAGTCGGGTTGTCCAGTGACTGCTGCACCGTGTAGTTGACCGTTCCAGAGGCGTTGCACTGGATTGAAACTGGACCCTGCGTCGCCAATGGATCGAAAACCACCAGCGGTGAAGATGCCACCGTGTTGGTTCCAATCGTCAGCGTCGAAGCGACAGCCCCGGATGGAACCACCGACGTGATGGTCTTGTAGGACAGGACCGACGTCGCCACGCCTGCGTTGGCACCAGCCAAGGTTTCAGAGATGGTCGACCCGGCCCAATCGGTTCCAGTGATGGCGAAGGAAATCGCGCTGTCATTGCCAGCCGAGGTGATGATCACCTGCCGCGCAACATCAAGTGTTGCCGCACCATAGGTGCCCACCGTCACGGCACCGGTCGTTCCCGCGCTGACCGTGATCGATGTGATGGTCCAGAATGACGCATTGGTCGAGACCGTCGATGCGTTGGGACCGGTGACGGTTTCAGTGATGGCAAACGGGCCGCCACCTGGACCATAGCCATACCCTGAAACGACGAATGTCTTGCCGCTTTCGTCCGCCGCCGCCGTGATATAGACCGGCTGCATGGTGGAGATGTTGGCTACCACCGGAGATCCGCTGGCCAGAGCGCCATCAAGCGTGAGCGCTCCCGCGCCGCCCGGTGTTTGAGACAGGCAGATGTTGTTGGCCGTCGCGGTCCCGGCCGCGCCGTTGAGCACAAGATTGCGCGCCGATGCGGATTTCTGCGACAAGCTGATTTTGTTGGCGCTGGCGGCTGCCAGCGGACCAAGCACCACCGTAATAGGACGTCCCATTAGCAGATCACCTTGTCATCGTCGCCGTCCATGTCAGGGTCGACCTTGCCGCCCGTGGCGCGGCATGTCCGACCACCAGACTTGCGAGCAGGCCGGTCAAGACGGGGCGCTGGTGCCCCGCCTTCGATTTCGTTACCATCGATCTCCTTCGACGCCATGGCTTTGGAAACCATGGGTGACGACTGGTCCTGACGTTTGACGCTGACGCCGTTCATGACCTTGTTGCGCGGCGCTGCGCCGAACCGTGCCTTGAAGTGCGATGGCTTCATGTCACATGCCCTCAGTTGTTGGTCGCGGACAGGTTCTGCGCGACACCAAGCAGTCCGGTGACGGTGCCGATGCTTCCAGCCAGCGGCGTGATGACGACGATCAGACGCTTGCTGTTGTCTGAGGCCGACTGCAGAGCGTAGGTGCCGCGCACATCGCCCGTGGTCGTGGTGGCAGGCGACGTCGTGACCGCAGCGACAAACCCGGTCGAGGCCGTGACCCATGCAGAGTTGTAGTTGATCTGGCACTGCCCCACGTAGTCGGCCCGCAGCGGCAGACCGATCACGTCACCGGTTCCCGCAGAGCACGTCGTCGCCACCGCGCCGGACGGCGTGATCGACGTGACGTACTTGAAGGCTTTGACGCCAGAGGCCACACCGGCATTCGCGCCTGTGATCGCTTCCGACATCGGATAACCGTAGACGTCATAACCAACCACGAGGAAGGTAATGCCGCTGTCGTTGCCGCCCGACGTGATGCGCAGATTGCGCGCAATGGCCTTGGTCGGGTCCCACAGGTTGAACGTACCATCCTGCGAGAACGACGTGCCGGCCATCACGCCGTCGATTGCCACGCCACTGGTGACCTGAAGGCCGGTCGTGGCGCTCGTGAAGTAGGTCGTGGTACTGAGGACGGTGATACCCGCCGCAGTTGACGACACGAGTGTCAGGGCAGCGGCTGCCGGCGTCTGTGATGCGGCGATATTGGCCACCGCAAGCGTGGACGGCACCTGATTGATCACCTGACACGGGTTGGAGTACCAGCCGTAGACCTTCGAAGTGGCCGCAGCGCCCTGATAGTAGGTGTAGGGCGAACGCGGGTCGAGAAGGCCGGTGCCATGCGCAAAGAGCGATGCGCCAGCCTCGGGATTTTGATTGGCAGAGCCGGTGCCGTAGGGACCGAGCGGATTGCTCGTGTTCACGATCAGCGGCCCAGAGAAAGCAGATGCAGTCATATCGCGCCTAGCGCTCCTGTGTTCGGAGGTGAAATGGCCGCAAGCGCTACACGCAGAGCACTCGCGGCCAACTCATTGATTTCCTTACGAAGTCGGGAGCGAACCCCAAACGCTTCTTGGGTCGCGATACGAAAATGTGTATCTTTCACGGCCCTTGACGAGGATGTTGTCGGTCACGTTGTCGACCCACATGTCACTGTCGTAGGCGATGCGATCGAAGTACAGCAGGCCCTCCACCGAGGTCGGGATGTACCAAGCGGAGTTGCTGGTGAGGTAGTGCCAGACCATGTAGTCGGTGATGCCGGACGACATCTGACGTATCGCGTTGATGTCGTTGTTGGCGGTGCCGGGGCGCAGTTCCGACTTCAAGAGGCGGGCCGCGACCGGTTCGAGAGCCGGAGGAATGACCAACTTCTTGGCAGTGGCGTTGATGCGCAGACCAGCTTCGTCCACGAACGTGGAGTTGATGTTGATGCACGCCTGAAGCAGGGACGACTCGTTGAGGTCGAGCTGCGTTGAGAACGTATTCGCCCACGTGCCCATGTCGTAGGGATGGGCAGTCGAGAACAGGGCCTGACCGTCACCGCCGATCGACGGATCGTAGGTCGTGCCGTTGTTGAAGACGTTCGCGGCCTGGATCTCCTTGAACTGGGCGAAGCTGTCGACCAGTTTGAGGTTCATCAGGTTGAAGTCTTTGGTGTACTGGTTGTCTTCCACCGACTTCAGGGTGATGGCGTAGCCAAGCGCCACTTCCTGAGCTTCGGCGTTCCAGACGTAGCGCTGCCCGGCATTGTTGTCGAAGGCGGTAGCGCCACCTTCCACCTTGAGCTGTGCGAGGCCGAGAATGCGGTTCTGCACCGCGCTTTCGATGGCCAGCGTTGACTTCTGGGTTTTGAAGATCTGCGTCCATTCCTTGGGGTAGCGGTCGTAGGAGCCCGCCACCTTGTAAAGACCCGGCAGAAGCAGATTCTTGATCTGTGCGATATTGACAGCCATTGGAGATTCCTTTCGGCGCTAGGCCGGTTGATTGGCTTAGATGCCGGTGGAGCCAGTGTTGTTCGCGGAGACGATCACCCAGTTGTAGGCACCCGTTGCAGAGCCGCCGTAGGGGTTGCTGTCCGACGGCGTGACGATGCCCATGCCGCCAGCACCGAGCGGGCCGCCAGCCAGTCCCATGATGCGGAACGGCAGCGTGGCAGTGGTGTTGAGCGTCGCGGCGTTGAGGTAGGCACCCGAACGGCCAGTCAGCGTGCTGCCAGTGCCGATGGCCACATCGACGTTGGAGCCGATGTCACCGAAGCCGATGCCGGTCGCATCCGACTGCACCACGAAGGTGCCAGGGATGGCCTGATTGCACGGCGCGACCAGAGCCGTGATGGAGTTCTGCGCCGTGGAAGCGACGTCGGCACCCGGCCAGAACTGGCTGAACACCTTCTTGCCCTGCGAGGTGGAGAGATATTCGCAGCCGAGGAAGATACCCCAGAGCTGCGACACGGCAGTGCCGGCAGTCCACTGAGCGATGAAACCGGTCGACAGCATCTTTACCGGGTCGCCCGTGAAAATCTTCGTGGTGTCGTTGTAGGCGATGACGGCCTTGCGGTTTTCGTAGTTGGACGCAGCACCAGTCGCGCTGGTCTTCTGCATCAAACCAAAGGGTGCATTGAGGTTTGCCATGTGGCTGTGTGCCTATGATTTAGGTGGCGTTCACATCATGACCTTGGAAAAACCATACGAACCGCCGATCACTTAGCTTGTGAGGCAAGTGACCGGATGTCCGATGTGGTTTTGCGAGATCATGATGAGGTCAGCGCCGTTTTGGTAAACGAGCATCGCCAGCCGGAATGGCCATTGATGCGGCGGAGACCCCTGCTTTGGCCCATGGGACCATTACTCAGCCGCTTTGCGGCGAGGGGAAACATGCCTGTCGAGGTTTATCCGGGCGTGTGCGAATTCCGGCCACTCGACAGGTTATGCTGATACGTGCACCTTGATACTCAAAACACCTGCTGATTTGTTTGGATGCCGTCAATCACAAAATTGACCAGATTACTCGATTGGCATCCGATCGTATGAGGGACCGGCAGGAAGGTTCGCGCCGGGTTCGTAATCGCGCTTGACGTAGTTCTGCGCCGCCACCCGCCGATCATTGACATCGACGCCGTGCGTTCCCGTGGTGTCGAGTTTGCCGTGCTTGCGCAGTGCGGTCCCCACGCGTTCGTCGGCGCGGCGCTTCTCTTCCTTGCGGGCTTCCTGCGTCAGCACTGCCGGGCGCTCCATCAAGATCATGCCCTTGCGGATGATCGCTCCCTTTTCGCCAGCCGGCAAGAATATCCCGTCGTAGCTTTCCGCCAGAACGGGTTCCCAACCCACCTGTGCCAGTTCGGCGTCGTACTCCGGCGTGCGCTGGCCAGCCACGGTGTGGTTTTTCCACTCCCACGACCAGCCGGGCGGAATGAGATCGGGCGGGATGAAGAACTGATCGATGCCGGAGACGGCGGACGCGCGCGAGACCACGCGGCCCGAACGGGTGACGACTTCGACGCGGCCCATGGAATTGTGCCCAAGAACGCTGCCGGGAGCGTCCCTGACGGCTTCACGGGCGGCAGGCTCACCATTGGCCGGAGTTCCGGCAGTGGTGGCAGGGCGGACGGCTTTACGAGCGACAGTGGCATTCATAGGTATGTCTCCTGATTTCGGTTGGGTCGGTCAGCGCTGGCCAATTCTATTCGCGTCTATTCGCGGCGCTCGAACCGTCCTTCTTTTTGCGCGCGCACAAGGCTTTCAGCGTACGCCTTGCGAGCCAACTCCGGCGTCATGTCGGGAAACAGGTTCGGCGCGATGGCGTACTGCTCTGCCGACAGCCTCACCTTGCCGGGCGTTCCGGTCGACGCCTTGCCCGGAGCGCCGCGTGAAACCGGAGCGGCGGGAGCCGACGTCGCAGCCTTGGGGGCTGGTTCGGCTTCTTTCGGATTGGGATTGGTGTCGACCTCGATCACGCCGTCATCCTCTGGTTCGGCAGCCGTTTCCGCTTCTTTGCCCTTGATGTTGAAGCGCTTGTTGAGAGCCCCAAGAAACTCGTCCGACTTGAGCCCCGCGTTGCCGTGGTCTTCTGCGTATTCCGCCGCGAAGTTCAACAGACGCTTGTGCAGTTTCGGATCGGTCACGAACTGCTTGTTGTCCTTGAGCCAGCCCGCGCCTTTGTCGCCGATGTGTTCCTTGGCGACGGTGTCGATCCACTCGTCAGGAGAGACCTGCTTTGGAGGGGTCGGGTCGGGCTGGCGAGCTTCAGCTTCGACCTTCTTCTTTTCCGGCTCTGCAACCCGCGCATTAGCCATCGACTGCAACGTGCCGCGCACGCGCTCAATTTCGGCGCTGATGCCGTCCTTGCCGCGCTCAAGTTCGCGCATATCGAGTTGGGCATCGGTCAACAGGCTCTGCGCTTCGGCGGCTTTGTCGTGATCACCTGCTTCGTTGGCCTGTCTGATGCGGGCCTGCAGCACGATCATGTTCTGCTTGGTCGATCCGATCGCCGTATCGATGGCTTGGGCATCGGCGTTGACCTTGGCCCAATGCGACTGCATCGCCTGTGCCGTGCGTTCGTCCAGGCTCTTTTCAAGACCAGCGCGGGCGCGGCGCTCTTCTTCGATGGCAGCCTTGGCAGCGGCGGCTTCGGCGGCAGCGGCAGCCTTGGCAGTGCGTTCCGCATCGAGATCCCGACGCAAGCGATCCAGTTCGCCCGCGTCAAACTCGGGTTGTTTCTTGGCCGGTTCCTCTGTCTTGGCGACCTTGACCGGCTGTTCCTTCGGCACGGTCTTCGGCAGGCCATCGCCATCAAGGGCGACGTCCATATCGTCCGGCAACTCGATATCGACTAGATATTGTTGATCGTCTCTCATCATGACGGTTGATCCTTTGCTGATCAGTACAGGTCTTCGGGAGCCGGTACGATCATCCGGATCAGTGCCGAATCCATCAGGCGGCAAGACGTGCTGCGGATGAACAGTTCGCGAGTGTCGGAGGCGTGGAACATCACGTATTCACCCACCTTCGGCACGCGGCCCTTGTATTCGTAGGGGCCATCGAACTTGAATGCCTGCTCCCCGATCTTGAGCACCAGCCCGACCGTGCCCTGCCAGCGATCCTCGTCCTTGGTCTTGTCCGGCATCAGAATGCCGCCCTTGGACTTTTCCGGGCGCACATACGTGGCTACCAGAACATTGGAACCCAGGATTTCGAACTTGGACAGATCGCCCAGCCCCTTCATCACGGCGGTCTTGAAATCACTGGCGCGCGAAAGCTCTACGATATTCGGCTTCATAAATTCCCCTGTGTTTGATTGATCGGCGTCCTGTTACGCCCCACCAACTCGTCTTCCACGTCGTGGAACCACTCCAAGACCAGTTTCATTCCACGGATTGTTCCAACGGCTTCCAAGTAGGCCGATGCAGTTGCCCCCGCATCGTCACGACGCGCGCTGCCTTCAGCCAAATGCAGCGCCACCTTCGCAGTCTCTTCGCTGATGCGCTTCTCCAAGATCCGGAGCGCGCGACTTTCAAACGGGCTGACCGACATCAGTCTTCCGGAAATGGAATTGGCATCGAACACGTCTGCATGTCGGTCGTGATCACCGTCGTAGCGCCGAACTTTCGGGAGGGATGGCACTGGCCCCACGCAGCGCGCGGATTGAGACGCTGCCAACCCTGACAATTGGCGCACGTAATAACTTTCGGCAGCGGCTTGGGCTGTTCGACCTTGGTCACGGTCGGATGGCTGATCGGCAACGGGCCTTCGCTTTCAGGCTCGTCATTGGCTTTCTTGATGGTGACTGACTTCATTGGTCCTCCGCAATGGATTGGGCCAGCGTGTGAGGCTGGCCCTGTTGCAAATTACTTGCCGTAGGCTTTGACCTTGGCGAGACGGCCAAGACCGGAACCCGCCCCGTCCTTCTTGAGGCTGACTTGATCCATGACCTCGCCGCCCTTTTTGAACGGCGTCATCTTGGAACCCTTGTGGTCGTGTTCCTCGTGCTTGTGGATCATCTTGGCGACCATCTTCTTGTCTTCGGCCGCGTCCGAATTCACCCGACCGCCCTTGGCGCGCATCGGCATCGGCGGACCACCAGCACCCGGAGGCGGACCCATGTCCGGAGGCGGGCCTGCCATCGGGCCTGGACCACCGGGAGGCGGACCCATTTCAGGCTTGGGACCATCGCCCTTGCCCATGATGATCACGTTGACGTTGGTGCCCTTGCCGGTCTTGCCCTTGCCCGCCTTGCCACGAGACGGCTTGCCAAGATTGCCTTTCGGCATGGAGCCTTCGACGCCCGGACCCACACCGCCACCCGTGGCGTAGCACTTGGCATCGCTGTCATGCGAGGCTTCCGCCTTGTCTGCGGCCTTCATCGATCCTTGCGCTCCAAGACGCTGGAGTTTGGACGACATTGCCGATTTGGCCTGATCACGAATTGATTTCATTGCGGGGTTCCTGAGGTGCTGACTTGATCCCACCAATTCGGGGATACAGCCGGTTGATCTGCAAACGAACTTGCTACACGGGCCAAACGCAACGCCGTTGTCACCGCACGCGCGACTTCGTCAGATTGCTCGTCGTGCTGCGGTTCCATCGAGGGGGCTGGTTCCACTGGACCGCCCGCCGCCATTCCAGTCGTTCCAGGCTGCTGCGGATGCAGGAAGGCAGACATCTGCGCCAGCTGCGTATCGACCACGCCATCGGAATCGGGATGGACGGCCAAGGCTTGCGCCGTCTTCATCGCCTCGATGCTTTCCTTGCTCTGGCGGTTGGCGTGCGAATCGTGCGCGTCGAAGTTCAGTTTGGCCGCCGCGATGTCGACCTGTCTATCCTTGATATCCAGTGCGCGAGCCTGCAACGGATCGACTTCGCCTGTCGGTTGCGCCCCGGTTGCCGTGGCGTGCTGCAACGCCAGTTTCGCCGCCTGGATCTGTTCGTTGGACTGGATCTTGGCTTGATCAACCTGCGTCTTGGTCTGCAATGCCTGTTCCTTGATCGCGACTTCCTTGGCCTTCAACTGCAAAGCCGCCATGGCGACCGGATCGGGCTGCGGTGCGTTCGGGTTCGGCGGCATGAAATCGCCTTCAATGTCGTCGATCTTGACCATACCTGCCCAACGCATGATCACCTTTTTCATGTCGAAAAGGCCGGGCGGTGCAGTCATGGCCGTTTGCAGATAGGCCGTTGCTTTTGCCAAGCGGTGCATGTGACTTGGCACGTTGGGGTCGGAGGCAGGCGCAAGATTGCCGGTCTTGATCATCGCCAAGAACTTCTCACGTCGGGCAACGGGATCAGCGCCCATGGCCGGGCGCTCATTGCCTGCCCACAGCGGATCGGGGTCTTCTTTGAACAACTCAAGCAACTGGCGGAACTCTTCGCGTTGTGCCGCGTGCAGAGCCTTGTGAACGCCACCTTCGATGCGGGTTGCCTGATCGATTGCAGCCAGAACGGAACCTACCGGAGCGTTGGCCACGCCTTCACCTGTCGGGCTTTCCGCTGTTCCGCCGTAGCGCTCCGCGTCGCCTCTGATCTGTTGGCGCAACGCAACCAGGGCTGCACTTGGATCTTTGTACGGCAGTGGCATCACGGCCTTGTTGATGTCGCCGATCGCGCCCAGATCAATCGGCGCACCGCCGCCCGGAGGCACGCGGAACTCGTTCTGCAACTGCCGACCGGCGCTCTTGGCATAGAGGAAGCCGGGGAACGAGGCGAACATGCCCGCGTCGATGCACTCCCGCAGCATCGCGGTCAGGGCCATCACGTAGTTGCCGAGACGATGCAGCAAGCCCGTGCCGTAGAAGCCGACGCCCGTGGCGTAGGGGAACAGCACGAACGGGATCTTGGCGACGGGCAGTTCGTCCTTGTCGTCGTCGTTCTTGGGCTCGTTCCAGTTGCGGCGGATTTCCAGGATGGTCTGGCTGTCCTTGTCGAGCGTCACGCGATAGGGCAACGGCAGTCCGGTTTCTTTGCCCTTCTGCTTGTGTTCGAACCCCGGCAGATCAAGCTCGCAATAGCATTCGTAGACTGTGTAATCCTGATCTTCTTCGCGTTGAGGCCGCGACGTCATGCCGGTGACATTGGCTTCCGACTGCTTCAGTGCATTGAGCACCGGAGCCGGGGCCTGCAACGGCACGTCACGGTAAACGCCTAGGATCTGCATCCGCTTCATGACGGACTGGCGCATGTTGATCTGGTGCGTGATGCGGCCTGCGTTCTGCAAGTCAGTCACGTTGGATGGCACAATCAAGTCCGCGCCATCGACGCTTTCCGACACCGGCCGACCGCGCAACGGGCACTTGTAGACCTTCTTGAACATCCCCGAGGCATAGCCTGTCCACCACAGCATCCGGCGCGTGTCAGGATAGTATTCGGTTGCCGTCTTGGGACCAGAGCCGGTCAGATAGTAGTTGAAGTCTTTTTCGAGATTTTCCGCGTCCTTGTCCGACCCTGTCGTTTCTGAGCCATACGACACGAACTTGACAGGGCCTTCGGACGGGCACAACTCGGCAAAAGCGTTGGCTTGGAACCGGTCGCAGGCTTCAGCCAAGAGACCATCGCGAACCTTGGACTGACTGCCGCTGGAGTTGGTGGAGCCGACACCGCCACCGCTTGGCTTCTCGATCTTCTGGCCCAACAGCACGAGACCGTCCGCGCGGATCTCCAGCCACTCAGACCGATCCTTGTCGTCTTGCTCAATGGCTTCCAACAGATCCGCGCCGATCCGGCGAAGCTCGTCTTCACTGACATGCTCTGCGAGGTTGTCGTGAAACTTGGTTTCTTTCGGCGCTGGATCGTCTTCGACAAGTTGGATCGTGACAGAACCGTCGTCGTGCGGGATCTCAATGCTTAATGCATTCTTGTCGAAGGCCGGGATGCCGCTGTCACCAACGTCGATTTCCTGCCCCTCGTTGATCTCGATTGGAGCTTGATCGTCTTTCTTTTTCTTGCGCGGAGCCATGGCGTTCTTTCGGGGGGGGATGATGGAACAGCAAAAAGGACGCCGCCCGGTGTGGACAACGCCCTTGTGTTGATTGCTGAAGGAAGAACGCCTTTACCTTGCAGTCACGGCCGGACGCCGCCGACCACATTGGACAATCACCTGCTACTGATCCGTTTCGTGGTCGTCAAGCCAACGTGGATCAAGCGCGTCGATCCTTATTCGGGCCAAGATTCCTCAGCCAAGGGAACCCATCTGCGTTGAGTTGCGCCTTAAATGGGTACTCGACAAAATTCACCAGACGCTTCGTTCCTGCGTGGCATCTCCATCGCATATGGAGCTTGCCATCAACCATCAGGTCATAGACGTCGTAAAGATTACTGCTGTACGCAATCGCCAAGCCTTTTGGAATGCGCGGCGCGGCTTCGGTAGTATGGCGCTTTACTGCTGACATTGCGTCTGGTCCATCAGTTGATGTGCGCCTCACCGCCGCCAGCTTCGCCACCATGCGCCAGTCCATTCGCGGCATCCGGACTGCTGAGCAATGACGTGAAGTAGGACATTCGCTGGATCATCTGCTGGACGAGGTTCGGATCGATCGCGGACGTCGGCTGATTGAGATAGCCGGACAGTTCCATCATCATCCGCTGGATTGCGCCGACCACATCGGAATCGGTGAACAGCGGCGCGAGGGTTTCAGACATTGCGTTGGGTTCCATTGTTCAAGGTTTCAAAGCGGCACTATGAATTCGGAACGACATGCGTCGCACCGTAGCAAATCATGAGCATCAGTTCCACTGTCGAGCGGGGTCAGTGGAGCGCGTATCCCCTTTCTCAGGAAGCACGCGGGGCATTGATAGTGCGGCCCGACACGCGGGACATAGGTCCGCAAGCGCGTCCACGCCTCAACCCCACTTGCCCCTTGGGACTGCATATTGCTTGCAATCCACGAGGCTTCCTGTCGAAGAGCCGCATCAGTGTCCATGCATCACACGTCGTAAAGGGGAGTGCTTGGCGGAACGTAGCGGGCCGACATGTCCGCCATGAACTGCCGTTCCTCTGGACGAAGCAGAAGGCCGATTTCTCTGATGTACTTCAAAGCCTGGGAACAGTTGTGGACCGTTCCGCCGACCGTGACGTAGCTTTCGTCTTCTTCAACTGACATGTTGTACACGGTCACTTCTTCTTCGACGCGGTCGCAATACTCAATGTGAGTTCCGATGTAGTCCTCAGATATGGTGGCAAAACCGGTCGGTTCCTTGGTGTAATCTATTCTGTAAGCAGCAAGGCAGTTCATCACCTTGCCATGGAACCCCTTGCGCCCGCCTGCCTGCTTGGGCGTGCCGCGCCACGCAACCATACCAAGCCTCGCCAGCAACAACTTCATACCCCACAACAAAGATTGAGAAGTTGAAGTGAGACTTACATGATTTTCGTTTTTCTTGTGCGTATGCCCGTCACCATGCGCAAAGCCGTCCACGAAGCCTCGAATAAACTTTTCGTTCGCATCAAAGATCCACTCAGGCACAACCTTGTTAGGCGCGTGCTTGCCGAAACTTCTGAACAGATCTCCAACAGCCAAGGCACCCAAACAGTAACGATAGCATCCTTGGCCACGCAACACTGCTGAAAAACGACCAAAGGCATTGTTGGCCCAGAGACTTACCCTTTTGATAGATTCTTCGTCGCACGACCAAGAAGCTTTCCCTCTTTCGTCGAATGATCCCTCAGCAAGGAATAAACCGAACGCCCATCCAGCATCCTCCGTGAGGTCAATCTTGCGAGGTATCCGATCGTACCGTGGTCGGTAGCCACTGTTGTATATCTTCACAACAGACGGAATACTTATTCCGTACTCCTTGCTAACCGCCGTTAACGACAACCCGGAGCCTGCGGTTGCAGCAACTTTGCTTTGCACTTCGTGATCAATCGTGTGTGGCCATTTTCTTGCTGGATACAAGTAGTTATCGTCGGCCAATGTTCCCGGCACTGCGTAGTCCATCAAGTCCAAAGACCTGAGGCCGCCATCACTGCCGAAAGCCCCCCGAGGAACAACCAAAGCATCATGAGCAACATCACACACAGTGTTGACTGTTTTCCCGTTTTTCACTCGCGTCGTCGTTTTGCGAGGAAGCAGGTTCCCAACCGGCTCCCAACGCATGCCATTCGCCATTTTCCTATGATCTACGCCTTGGTTTTGCAAAATTCGAACGCGCATTACAAGAGCAGGATGTTCAGCCGTTATTTTGATCTCTTCCATACCTTTAGCTTTGAGGCGATAGAAGTGATCCGACTTGCGGCTTCCAACGTTCAACACCTTTCGCCACCGACCTTTGTGTGTAAACACACGATCACCGACAACGACCTCGCTGATTGGCACCACGCCACGCGTAGTAACAATCCCCGTGTCAGCAGTCAGACAGCTATCGGTCAAGTCCTTGTACCGCCCCTTGGGGAATGACGACACTTCATCGATCACCAGTTCAGACCACTCACGTTCCGGAGCCCACACGAGACCTGCCGAAAAGATCGGCTGCACCGCATAGGCACGGGCCACCTTGTCGCCTTCTGGAGTCGTCGTTCGAATGCCCCAACCTTCATGGCCGTTGAGCCTGCGAAGCTCTTGCGCCACCGACAAGCCCGACGCCTTGCCTTCGATCACCACTTCATCGACTTGGAAGCGCCGGCATGAGTGCGAGATCCATTCGCAGAGCCCCCACTTCGGTTGCGTGCGCAAGGTCCAGATCGCATATGTCTCACCGGGCCACCGATCCGCTTGGTTGTGACCGCCTTGAATGTAGGATGCCCAAGGCTCCAAGCGCGGATCGATCAGCGGCTCCGGACTTCCAGATCCAGATGTAACCGACCGCTTGTGTTCCGCCCATGCTGCTTTTTTCCAACGCAGCACCATGTTCATGCGGGCTTCAACTGAACTGTCTTCTTCAACCCACTTTGCCGGAATGTGCAGTTCCAGTCGTTTCCGCCACGCATCCATGAGGATGATGTTGGGTTGGCCCTGGATCTCGAATAGACCCCACACAGTGAAACCGGTCGGGTCGTTGCTTTCCTTTTCGGTGTAGGCGGTATCAGCCGAAGCCCACTTATATCGGCAGACCGGGAACGCAGGTTCTTCCCACAACTGCCACCATTCCCGTTTGATGATGCCGCCGCCACGAGGGGACGGGGCTTGTTGGTACTGAGCCGAAAATGCGTAGGGTCCAAGCGTCGTTTTGAGCTTTTGAACGACTGCCTTTGGGAACCGTTCGGGCCAGCACAGTTCACCTTCTTCCGTCCGTGGATCTTCCCACCCGATTACCGTCTTGCAGTGCCGGCCGGGGTCGTATTCCATTGGGATGCAAAGATGCACATAGTCGCCATCCGAAAGCATGGCGGCCGACGCATCCTCTTCGTGAACCCGCTGGCCAATCCCTATGATGACGTCGCTGGCCATGTCGTTGAGGCGGTTTGACATGCCTTCCCGAACCCACCGGACAGTTTCAGACCTGACCGTCTCGGATTCGGAACTCTTTACACTGTGTAAATCGTCAGCTAACAAACGATTTCCTCTTTCTCCAGTCCCGACGCCTCCAACTGACGAAGCGAACTTCCATCCCGTCTTGTCGTTCTCCGGCTTGATCTCACCTTCTTTCTTCAAGGTGATGCGATGACCCCAAACCTCCCGGAACGCAAAGCTCTGAATGACATCGCGGAACTTGGCGTTGTCGCGGACGGTCAAGTGCGCCGCGTAGGAGAACGTGACATAGCGGGTACTTGGAAGGTCAGCAGCTGACCATTCCCAAGCTGGCCAAAAGACATTGACCAAAAGCGAATTGTGGGTGGTCACGAACCGCTTGCCAGCCAAGTACAATTCGCCTTCAACGCTAATGCAGTTCACAACTCTGTCGCCAACTTCGCGCACAGCCCTTACGTAACGACCGCGACTGCGTGCATTCAAGTTACCTCGCAGTCGGCTTTGCTTACGCTCCAAATTGAACACTTGAGCGTTGTCAGGCGCAGTGAACGTTACAAAGTAATGCGGCCCAAACTTCTTCCCGTTAAGAACGGTGTAGCGGCTTCTGACACAAGGCTTCATTCCAAGTGACGCCACAAGCGTCTCGACTTGCCTGCTCAGCCTTTCATTTTTGTTGGTAAAGCTACAATGCCCTTCTTTGGCTGCACACCCGTCTGTGTCCATCAATCCGCGAAGCAATTCCCACCGTTGCTCAATCGAAGCTTCGAGATAGTCGTCGGGGATGTGCTTGTTGTTAAGTAGGCCCATCACACGAAGCTTCACTTGAAGATCGTCTACGCCAATGCGGTGAAAATCCTGCTTTCTAGTTCCCCCGGCTGGGTACGTTTTGGCAATGTAACCAAGCTTCGAAAAATGCTCCACGTCTTGGTCGCCAGTATAGATCACGCCAGATAGCGAGGCACCGTCACCCAGCCATGCGCCAAGCAAATACGGGTCTATCAGCAACCGCTTTGGCGGCATCTCAAGAGGCTCTGCAAGAGCAATCCTATCCGGGCGTTGAAGCCCACGCCCGGCAACGCTCGGAATCAACTCTGGCGTTGTCACAACCTGCTTCTTGCGGCAGCGTGTGCTTCCCGGCCCACCGTAAGGATAGTCACGCTCGACTTCCCACAAGTGGCCCTTGCCAGCCACAACAATCGCGCCGTCGTCAAACTCGACCTCATAGGAAGGCTCAACGCCCGGCGCAGTGTTGGCAAGAACGCGCTTAGGCTTCCCATCAGGTCCAAAAACAAAATCGCCCGGCCGCAAGTCTCCGTGCCGCTTCCAACCCCATGTGGTCATCACTGGCGTATCGCTATCAAGTGCTTTCATACAGCCGGGCGGCACGTTGATCAAAAGGCGTTTGATCTCTCCCCGCGTCACAGCCTCAAGGTGGAGACATACAGCTTCGACGACCCATCCCTCTACAAACTTTGTTGCGGGCTCCAAGACATGCCAGAAGTACCGAACAAAATGGATAAGGCCACCCAGGCGTCCAGGTTCACCCAGATCAGACTGCCGCTTGCGCTCGTCCCGGATCTGCTTTGCTCTGATCGCAGCGGCAAGCTTAACCTTGCGAGCCCGGATGTCGATGTTGTCGAGCGACGTTGCGCGCGTATCTTCAACGTCGTTTGAGATGGACATGCGTTAGGCGTTGCTGCCGTCTGGGTTGTCAATCATGATCTGGTTGGCCGCTCAATTGCGTCAAAGCCGAAGCCATTAGCTTAACGATGTCGAACCACAGCCCATCAGGATGAAATGTAAATCCCAACCCATGAGGCTCCAAAATCTGCGCTACAAGGCGCTTTATACCTTCGACAGCCAAATCATTATTACCCCTAGCTCCTTTGTAAATTTGGCTTGCCTCATCAAGCAAGGTACGCGCAATGGCGATTGCGCCCTCAAGATCACTCATCATCACCTCGCTTGGTCATTTTTGCCAATAGCCGCTCCAATTCAGCGTTTGATTCGTCATCCAACCGCCATAAGTCGGATTTTGCAACCAAAAGAACGACTAGCAATCGATATTCATAACAAGACAAAGGCAAAGCGCTATCTGCACTAGATCTGGCATGATCCATCGTTACAAGTGACTGAGGCGTATGTCTGTACATGAACAATGAAGTGCTCCATGTTTTCGACCGATTAAGAACTTACATATCCCGGCAGCCACCCGCCCGATGAAGCCGCCGGAGGCGATGTCTTCGATGTCATCCAAACATCCGCGATGTCAGCGCACCCAGTCCAATTTTTTCTCGACCCGCTGCCAATCATCAGCAGAGATCATTACGCAGCCGACACTAGGCCCAACCCCCACTTCATGCAGGGACTCGACTGTCGGGAACGCATACACGACAGCGTTCAAATTTATGGCAACGTTGCGCTTGCCGCTTTTGTGATGGTCAACAACCCAAATCATTCGTGTCATAGATACCTCTTTCACTTCCTTTGTTGCTTCGCCGCGACGTTGACCCGGACAGCGGGGACGTCCTGCTCTGCAAGCCCATGGGCTTCCCACACGTGAGACCATTGCAGAGCCTCGTGAGCCACGTGCATGAGCAGAGCGACCGAACCGGGCACGGGTACTTTGCCTGCCAGCCACCGCCCCACGGTTTTACGATCGACATCCATCCGCGCCGCCAAGTCGGTGGCGGTTATGCCGATCTCATCCATGACGACACCAAGCGCTTCGGCCGTCATTTTGTTGCTGAAATTCGGGAAAAGAGACACTTTGGCCATTCTACCCTCCTGAAACTGGCACCAGAAGGGACATTCTGTCTTGTTTGAACGGCGAAATCTAGTGCTTTGTCGTCGGCCGCCCCGGCTTCAGGTCTCGGACCAGATCTGGAAGCATGTCTTTGGCCCCTTCCTTGATGATCTCGTCAAGCTCGGCATCGGTCTTGTTGTCAAATTCATTGGCAGACCCGTGCTCATGCTTGTGGACGTCGCGCCACTGCATCTGCCTGCGGTTCTTGAGCCAGAAGATGCAAGCCGTGGTGTCGGCCGGGATCACCCGTTTTACCGGGACCACTTCGACGTATTCCTCTTCTTCGATCTTCTTGCCGCTGCCGTCGAACTTCACGCGCTTGAGCTTGATCGCCTGAACTTCTTCGACTTCGGTTCCTAAAGCCTTGTGATACAAGCTGTTTTCGACGCGAT